GTTTAAACCTAAATAAGTTAGATCATGGAAAACCAACAAAAAGAAATGTCTAAAGAAGAGATGGCTGAAAGAAAAGCTAAGCTCTCCCAGTTCTACCACGAACAAGCAGAGTTTCTTAAAGTACAATTAGTATATGAAACTCTTGTTGCTGATATTGAAGAGCAAAGAGCGCGTGCAACATTTGCACAAGCTAAGATTGCTCAGATATTAGCAGGCCCTCCTAAAGAAGAACCATCTAATACTGAGGAATAATGGCTATAGTAAATCAGGTACGCAAAACTGTTAAGATGGACTTATGGAGTATAGTTAAGTTCCAACTTGCTGTACACTCACATCTTAAGACAATGAATGTATCAGATTTAGATCTTAACTGTTTGACTTTCTTAGCATTATCAGGGGAGACAGAGCTTACTGAGTTCTGTGAGAATGCCACTAAGAATAAGATTTTTAGTAGTGCACAGTCTGTAAGAAACGCTGTAACTAAGGCAGAAAAGAAAAGTCTTATTATAAAGAATGGTAAGAATAGAAAGACTATAGTTCTAAATCCAGAACTAAACATTCAGATACAAGGTAACATATTATTGGACTATAAATTTGTAAGAGTTGAGACCAAAGAAGTTGAAAGAGCTCCTGAAAGAGTTCAGTCAGAAGTTTGATGATCCAGCTTTGACAGAAGACATAGTTCAGTATTACTGGCTATATCTTAGAAAAGCAATGGCCAACAAAGAACACTTTAATTTTTCATTAAAGGGTTTGGGTAACTTCATGATAAATGAAAAGAAGTTAGACCGTGTATTAGCAAAGAGCCATGTGCACCTTAAAAGTTTAAACCCAAAGGAGTTTAAATCTTTTGCCAGGTATGATGCTGTTTCGCATAATCACCAACAGCTTGCAAAAATCAAAGACATGATAGTTCAAGAGAATAGAAAGGGTATAACATTAAAAGTAAACAGAGTCAATGCTCAAAAAAATAAAGAAAATCTGGGAGAATAAGTGGCTTATCCTTGAGGGGATGTTTAACTATTACTTCACTAGAAAAAAGATTAAGCGTGTTGCTTACTGGCGCAATGAGATATGTAAAGGATGTCCTCTTATAGATCTAGAAGGATCTAAGTGTGAGGTACCTGGAACACAGCCTTGTTGTGGTGATTGCGGCTGCTCCCTTAAGTATAAAACTTATAGCATGTCATCATCGTGTCCACAAGGAAGATGGTTTGCTGTAATGACTGAAGAGGAAGAAGATAATATGAATGCTAAACTGGAAAATCATGGCAATAGTATTTAAACCTGAGACCCATAGTTATACAAGCATAGATCCTAATGAGAATATCACATGGACTAGTGTAACGGGTATCATATCTAAGTATAAGAAACCATTTGATGCTGATGCAATAGCTTCTAAGTCTATTAAGAATAAGAAGAGTAAATGGTATGGTATGTCTGTGGAAGATGTTAAAGAAGCTTGGAAGAATGAATCACAGAAGGCTGTTAATCTTGGTACATGGTATCATAACCAAAGAGAACTTGCTTATACATCTTGCAGTACAATAGAAAAAGAAGGTTGTGTTATACCAATTTTTAAACCTATTGAGATAGATGGAATTAAAAATGCACCAGATCAAAAACTTGGAGAAGGTATATATCCGGAGCATATGACGTATCTTAAGAGTGCGGGCTTATGTGGTCAAGCGGATAGAATAGAGGTAATTAAAGGAAAGGTAAACATATATGATTACAAAACTAATAAAGAAATTAAGACTGAGTCTTATGTTAACTGGGAAGGAATTAGTGATAGAATGCTTGCTCCACTCAATCATTTGGATGATTGTAATCTTAACCATTATGCGTTACAGCTAAGTTTCTACATGTACATGATTCTTAAACATAACCCTAAGCTTAAACCTGGGAAAATGGTTATAGAACATATTATATTTGAAGAAGCTGGTAAGGATGCTTATGATAACAGAGTTGTGTTATATGATGAGTTTGGTGAGCCTGTTGTAAACTCTATTGTAGAATATGAAGTACCTTACCTTAAGAACGAAGTCATTGCAATAATTAATTATTTGAAGGATGCTAGTAAAACTGTTTGATATTGAGAATGGTACACTGATACCTAGTGAGAGTTGCTATTCATTGCCTACATTAAGAAGAATTATGGATGAGTACCCTGAGAATTATCTCAAGGTTTATCAGTATCTATTCTACATGAGTTGTCCGAACCCAGATATTAATCCTTTCTTTCATATAGCTGATGATGATAAAGAAGATCTTATATTAGCAGAAATAGATGCAGACTTTAGTTCTGAAGATGATTACATCCCGGGAGCATTGGAGTTCTGCAAGAAACTATATGAGACACCAACATCCAGAGCTTATAATGGTATTAAGCAAATGCTTGATAGACTAGGTAGATATATGGAGACAACTAACATAACTGACGGTAGAGATGGTAACCTTACAGCACTTGTAAATGCTGCATCAAAGTACCAACAAATCCGTGAGGCTTATAAAGGTGCTTACAAAGATCTTCAAGAAGAACAAGCGGGACGCGCGCGCGGGGGTGCAGGACTAGCTTATGACCAAATGTAATTAAATGCTACAACAAACTAATATAGAAATTCCTACATGGGAAAATGGAGAGTGGTCAATAACCACCTTTCCTACCCGTGATGAGTTTAAAGACTTTGTGTTTAGTATATTTAAAGAACCGGGTCAGTATGAGTTTGATGAAACTAGTTTAATGTTTAATGAACAAGCTAGACAATTTAACGCACAGGGTTTTTATTGCAAAGCTCCTCAAGGAACTAAAGACTTTATAGTATACTGGAATGATCAGAAGAATAAGTGCCGTGTAGGTGCTATCTATAAAAGTAATGGTAATACTTGGTTTATTCCACGTGACTATTACATGTGGTTAAACTTCTTACCTATCTTTAATAAGGAGATTCAGAAGTTTGGTTTTGCTGATGTCAGAGATGCTCAATATCACTTAGCCCTATATGAATGTTTAGCAGAGTTAAACTATAGACATGCTGCTATCCTAAAGAAACGTCAGATTGCATCATCATACTACCATGCTGGTAAGTTAATTAATCAGATATGGTTTGAAGAAGGGGTTACCCTCAAGATGGGCGCTAGTCTTAAAGACTATATTAATGAGAAAGGTACCTGGAAATTCTTAAATGAATATGAGGCTTTCTTAAATCAACACACTGCTTGGTACCGGCCAATGAACCCTAATAAGGTTATGATGTGGCAACAAAAGATTGAGACTACTACAGGTATTCAAAAACGTAAGTCTGAGATAGGTCTTAAAGGAGTTATGCAAGGAATGTCCTTTGAGAAGGATCCTACTAATGGGGTAGGGGGACCATGCAAGTACTTCTTCCATGAGGAAGCAGGAATTGCTCCTAAGATGGATACAACATTTGAGTACATCCGCCCTGCTATGAAATCAGGTTTCATGACTACAGGTATGTTCATTGCTGCAGGATCTGTGGGTGACCTGTCTCAGTGTGATCCCTTGAAGAAGATGATCACTAGACCTGATGCCAATGATATTTATTCAGTAGAATCTAACTTAATAGATGAGACGGGTGTTACAGGTAGGACAGGTTTGTTTATTCCTGAGCAATGGTCAATGCCTCCTTATATAGATAACTTTGGTAACTCTAAAGTAGAGGAAGCTCTTGTTGCACTAGATGAACAATTTGCTGAATGGAAGAGAGAACTGGCTCCACAAGAATATCAACTCCGTATATCTCAGCACCCTAGAAATATTAAAGAAGCATTTGACTTTAGAACAGTGTCAATGTTTCCTCAGCATTTGGTTACAGCTCAGATCCGTAGAATTGAGGATAAAGCATATTCATATGAATATTTAGATATATTCAGAAATGAAAAAGGAGATGTGGGTATAGCAGATACAAATAAGTTACCTATAACAGAATTCCCTATTACAAAAACTACTGAGGATAAAACAGGAGTGCTTGTAGTATATGAACGTCCTGTAAAAGATCCTGAGTTTGGGATGTACTATGCCAGCGTTGACCCCGTGGGTGAAGGAAAAACTACTACCTCAGAATCCCTATGTTCTATTTATGTATATAAAACTCCAGTAGAGGTAACTAAAAATGATGGTGATTCTGTTGAGACTTATATAGAACAAGATAAGATTGTAGCTGCTTGGTGTGGGCGCTTTGATGATATTAATAAAACACATGAAAGATTAGAGCTTATCATAGAATGGTATAATGCATGGACTATTGTTGAAAATAACATTAGTCAGTTTATCAATTATATGATGTTTAGAAAAAAACAGAAGTATCTTGTACCCAGATCTCAGATCTTATTCTTAAAAGACATTGGTGCTAATGCTAATGTATTCCAAGAATACGGTTGGAGAAATACAGGAACTTTATTTAAAAGTCATATGTTAAGTTACACCATTGAATTCTTAAAAGAAGAATTACATGAGGAAACTACTAAAGATGGTAAAGTAGTTAAAACAACATATGGTATAGAGCGTATCCCAGACATCATGCTGCTTAAAGAAATGATGGCATATAGAGATGGTGTCAACGTGGATAGACTTGTATCCTTTGCTGCTTTAGTAGCTTTTGCTAAAGTGCAACAAGCAAACAGAGGTTATAAAAAACGCTATGAGGAAACTGGAGCTGGAAAAAACTTGGATAACCGCAAGAATTTCAGTAAATTAAATAAGAGCCCGTTCCGTCACATGGGTGGTGGTGGGCATAAATTTGATAATATGGCAATGCCACGTTCAGCATTTAAAAATTTAAGATAGTATGCAGATATATAACGCAATGCAATTAAAGAATGGGGCCAAGGGCGAGTACAACCGTATGGGTACTCTGAACCAGCCTATTCAATTTTTGCCAAAATCTAAGAAGGATCAAGAGTGGGCAGCATGGAATCTTGACTGGTTAGAGTGGGAAGG